CAGCCGGGCAACCGGAGAGTGCGAGAAGTGGGCAGACGAAGCAAAAGTGTACCCGGGATACTTCCTGGCACCATGGCAGAAGATGCAGTGTGACACATACGGCGTAGCAATCGACGCGCCGGTCGCAACTTACCAGAAGCAATAGGAGCACACACAATGAGAATCATTAGCAAAACCATCACACAGATACTCTACGTCAGCGAAGACGGCCGGGAGACTCCGGTCACAGAGATGGGAGCGACTCACATCGTGAATGCCTTACTGAAGGCAGAACGTGAAGAAGAGCCAGCAATCGTCGAGGTGCTGAAGAAAGAGATCGTGCGGAGATTAACACCAACCGAAGCATGAATCTAAACCAAGTAACACTCATCGGTCGCCTCACACGCGACCCGGAGCAGAAGGCCCTCCCGAACGGAACGGCCGTGGTGAACTTCTCCATAGCCACAAGCCGGACCTGGAAAGACAAGGACGGCGAGAAAAAAGAGGAGACCGAATTCCACAACTGCGTGGCATTCGGAAGGACCGCAGAGGTCATCGGGCAGTACCTGAAGAAGGGACAGCTCGCAAACGTGGTCGGCCGACTCCAGACTCGCAAGTGGGAGAAGGACGGTCACACCAACTACCGAACCGAAATCATCGTGGACCAAATGCAGATGGGCCCGAAGGCGGGCAATGCAGGAGGTGGGTCGAGCGAGACGAAGTCGGAAGATACCGGAACGGATGACGGTGACCCGGGAGCAATCAACCCGGACGACATCCCGTTCTAAGTGCCATTACAAACGAAGCTACCAATAACCAATCATGCAAGATCAAGAGATTACATGCATCGGACCGAGCCGGGAGAACCCCTGCCCTTACGGTGCCACCTTCACCCACAGCGTGAAGGACCAGGAGTTCTATCAGAGGCAGGGCTTTGAGGCGCCTAAACGATGCCGTGAGTGCCGTGAGGCCAAGAAGGCGATGAAAGCCACCCAGGGAGGTGGAAACGACCGCTACGAGGACCACAGCGAGCGCAGGGGCCATCGTGAAAACCATCGAAGCAACCGCTTCTCGAGCGATCGAGAGATGCTCGGCTACGGATCAGAGGAGTAATCGGAGCAGTTTTACCAAGCCAAAGCAAAAACACTATGAAAGAAGAAATCGAAGCAATACTTCGGGAGCGCGATGATGCATTCAAACAGCGCTTCTGCAGAACAGGTCAGTACATGGCAGACGCAGGCCCGGTCGAAGCCATCACGTGCTCAATGGATGCGAATGAGTACATCCAATTCATGCACGAATACGACCAGAAAATAATTGAAGCCTCGAAAAAAGCATGAGCGAGCTATTCCAACATCAGAAAGAGGGGATAGCCTTCCTCAAGGAAACGAAACGCGCCATCCTCGCCGACGAGATGGGACTGGGGAAGACACGCCAGGCAATCATCGCGGCAGGTGAGAGCGAGGCCAAAGGCATGCTCGTCGTGTGCCCTGCATCACTGAAGATAAACTGGGAGCGAGAAGTGAAAATGGTCTACCCGGAGGACGAGATCCACACAGTCCAAGCGGGACCAGAGGAAACCCTGCCCGACGTGCCGTGGATCATCATCAACTACGACATGCTCCCGAAGTATAAGGAGCAGATCCTCCGACTCATCGCAGAAGGAAAGCTCGACACCGCAATCATCGACGAAGCTCACTACATCAAGGGACGGAAGACCATCAGGGCAACCGTGACCCTCGACATCGTGCTTCAGCTCGAGCGAGTGTACGCGCTGACCGGAACGCCGATCATGAACCGGCCGATCGAGCTCTTCAACCTACTGAAGGCAATCAAGCACCCGCTCGGCCGAGCCCGGACTGTGTACGCAAAGCGGTACTGTGGCGCCTACATGAAGACCATCATCAAAAAGAGCGGACAGATAATCCGCTTCTTCGACGAGGCAGGCGCAACCCACCTCGAGGAGCTCCGGGAATTCACCCGAGGCTCGATACTCCGCAGGCTGAAGAAGGACGTGCTCGACCTACCGGAGAAGATCATCTCGGTGCAGATCACGGACCTCAGCAAAGAGGCGCGAAAAGAGTACGACAACGCCTTCGACAACTACGTCGAATGGATCAGCAATAACCCTGACGCCGACAAAGACATCGAAGGCATCATGGACGCGAGACACCTCGTGGAGCTCATGAAGCTAAAGCAAGTCTGCTCCCGGGCGAAGATCGAGCGCATCGTGTCAGACATCCGAAGCGCCGTGGACCAGGGCCAGAAGGTCATCGTCTTCAGCCAATTCACCGGGACCATCATGGCGCTAAGAGACGAGCTCGCGCAGAGCAAGCGCGGGACCCGATATGACGACGCCAAGGAACCAATCCTTGCAGTAACACTGACCGGCCAGGATGACATGCACGCGAGACAGAAGGCGGTAGATGCATTCCAAAACCACGATGATACGAAAGTCTTCATCGCAAACATAAAAGCCGGAGGCGTGGGCATCACGCTGACTGCGGCATCGATAGTGATGTTCGCCGACATGGAGTGGAGCCCGGAGCTTCACAGCCAGGCAGAGGACCGAGCGCACCGCATCGGCCAGGAAGGGACCGTGAACGTGTACTACTACATCGCGGGAGATACGATCGAAGAAGACATCGTCGACATCCTGGAAAGGAAGCGGGCGATAATCAAGGAGCTCATGGACGGAGACGCAAGCCACCGCTGGGCACAGGAGATGGAGCGGATCGCTCACATCGAGGACGAGAACGAACGAGAAGCGGCAACGCAAGCGCTCACAAAAGAAATGGGCAAAGCTACCAAGGGAGGCAGTCTGTCGATGGCCGCCGAATTCCTGGGCAGAATGAAAGCCCGGCTGGGTATCCACAGTTAACCGTTAGCACTATATGACAACGCATAGTAAAATAGGAAGCATGAGAAGCCAAGTCGAAGCTCTCAAAAAGGACCCGAGCCGGAAGCTCTCGGTAACCGACATCAAGCGGGAGGGGTATATGCCATGGGCAACCCACCACCGCACGATCGTCGGCGTCATCAGAGCGGACATGTCCGGGCCCAACCTCCTCAAAGCGAAGGAAGAAGGCGAAGGTAAACAGCGCCGATACACCATCGAAGCGAGGAACCTTATCAAGTATCTAATCGCCTACGGACCGGCTCTCATGAGCATGGTCCGAAAGCCACAAAACGCACATGCAAAACTCGGAGCAAAACGAAGGAAAGGACGTTAAGATCCTGACCAAAGTGGAGAAGGGTGCGAATCGTCACTGGAAGAACTTCCTCGACAAAGACTATCTCGGGAGCCACAACCTCGAGAAGGGAGAGGAGATGCTCCTCACCATCAGCAAGTTCGTGGGAGAAGAAGAGGTGACGACCGCAGAGGGGAAGAAGGAGAAACAGGTCCTCTACTTCAAGGAGGACGTGCCGAAGATGATACTCAACATCACCAACGGCAATATGCTGACCCAGCTCTATGGATCACACCCGGAGCAATGGATCGGCAAACAGATCCAGGTATACGCCGCAAGGGTGAAGGCATTCGGCAAGGAGCAGGACGCACTACGCATCCGCGACTTCGTGCCAAAGATAGCAGTAGACGTCGATACCTACAGCTCAAAGCTCATGGAAGCGAAGAACCTCGACGACCTCAAGAGGATATGGACATCCTTCCCGGTCTCGGCTCGCAACAACAAGGAGCTCATTACCAGGAAGGATAACCTGAAAGGGACACTCAAATAGCCATGAAAATACTGACACTAGAGCAGGGAACCAAGGAGTGGCATGACGGCCGAAGGTGCGTCGTGACCGGCTCCAAAGCCAAAGCCGTGATGGGAACCGGCGAGGCACGCCGAGGGCTCATCGCAGAGCTCATCGGTGAAGAAGCAACCGAGCAATCGAAAGCGCCGGTAACGAGCGCCTCGATGGAGCGCGGCAACGCGGAGGAAGTCTTCGCGATCAGAGCCTATGAAGACCGGACCGGCCAGAAGGTGGACCGCGTCGGGATGTGCATACACGAAGAGCAC